AGCCGGCTAATAAGTGCCGCAGTCGTAAGTCGCTCCGGTGTCGGAAGGATGGACGTGGTCGGCGCGCGACCACGAAGTTCCTACCCCCGCTGCGGCGACGCCGTTCATGACAGGAAGCGATCCAGACCCCGGCAAGACTGCAATCACGTCGGCGTTATTGAGAACCACTGCGCCGGTGCGGGTGTTGAAGCTGGCGACGCCGGCCACGGAACCGGAAAGCGCCGCGGCGACGAAAGCAGTTGTCGCGATGGAGGTGTCGTTGTCACCCGGTGCAGGCGTCGGGGCCTTGGGATCACCCGTGAAAACCGGCGAGGCGACGAGGGCATAAGGGGCGATCGCGGTTTTCACGAAAGCCGTCGTCGCGATGCTCGTGTCGTTGTCGGCTGCCGCCGGCGTCGGGGCCTGCGGATCTCCCGTGAAGACCGGGGAGGCGCTGCTCGCGAACGGCTGCCACAGCGTCCGGAACGCCGCCGACCAGGAGACGGCCTCGCCCGCCGCCGGAACGTCGGTAGGCAGGAGTAAAGCGTTGTCGAGAGCGCGCGTGGTCATCGGCTCATCCGTGGAAGTAGACCGCGAAATTCTTGGCATCGGCGGCAGGCACCGTCGTGAAGGTCACCGACGCCCCGGCAGCGGCCAGGACATAGTCCGCGCCCGGCTCCTGGTCGACGCCGTCGACGACGATCTTGAGCTGGGCGGCATCGCCCGCCGGAACCACCGCCGCCGAAGTGAGGTTGTCGAGCAAGGCGAACGTCGTGGCGACGCCGTCGAAGGCGAATTTCTTGAGCTTGGCGACGGTGATCAGACCAGCGGGAGCAAGCTCGGACGGGTCACGCAGGACGTCGACGGTGAGGGTGTCGTTGACGGCAAGGGCGGTGGTCAAGGTGATGGTCGACGTCGCCGTGTTCACGGTGTAGCCGCCGGTGGGATTGCTGGCGCCACCGAGCTGCAAGCGCAAGCCTTTGGCGTAGACCACGATGCCCTGCTGGCGGGCCGGATTGAGCGTGGCGTTGTGCCCGAAAAGGTCGTTGACGGTGAGCGGGAAGACCGTCTGGCCAGCCACTGCCTTGTAGTAGAGGGTGCTGGTGGCGGCAGGCGTCGGGGTGTTGAACGGCTGCCACGAGGCGCCGTTCCAGACGTACATGATGTTGGTGTCGGTGTCGAAATAGATCGAGCCGGGCTGCAACGGCTGCCCGTTGGGCTGGCCTTCGGGCGGCTCCGCCGAGGGGCCGTAGTAGTAGCGATACAACATCCCGCCGACGGCGGACGCGGCCTGGTTCGCCCACCAACGCGCCGACCAGTGGTCGCCGGTGATGGCGTTCGTCGCGAGAATGTTAGCCGGCAAAATATCCGGCATGTGCTCGGCCCACGCCATCGAGACGTCGGCCCAGTTCTCGGCGGCGGCGAGCGTCAAAGTGACGGTGTTCTCGCTCTCGGTGAGGGTGGCGGCGGCGTCGCGGGCCTGGCGGGCCAAGGGCATGACGTGATTGCGCAGATGCTCCTGCACCGCGATGACTTGCTGAACCAGACCGAGGTTATGCGCGAAGTCGCGCGCCGACTGGGCAGCGAAGGTCCGGGCCTCGACCAGGCTCGTCTCGACCGCCTGACGTTGTTGTTTGATCGACGCGAAGATCCCGTCGGCGACGGCGCGGTCGGCACGCGCCTCGGCGAGGATATTTCGGGCCATCTCCGTGTGGAGCTCGGGAGGAAAACTCTCGACGGTGAGTAAGTCATGCGCGAGTTTTCCGTCATCGCGGAGCAGGCGTGAGACGCGCGTCTCGAGTTCGCGAAGAGCGTTACTGAAAACGTCGAACTGCGCGTCGATACGCTCGCCGGGGAGACGATCCGACGGGTGATCCTTGTCCCACCCTGAGAAGCTGAAAATCCGTTCGACGCCCATCCGATGGTGCTCGCCTTCGCCAGTGGATGGGCGGGCACCATACTCGAAAAGTTAATATTCCTGGAAATTTTCTGAGTGGTGGTGTCAGCGTCGCCGGCGCTCGGCGCGGGGGCGGCCAGGGGGCCGACGGTCGGCACCGGCCGCGCCGCGGCCGCCGTGCCCGCGGGCATGGACTAACCCCTTGGAAACACTAGGCTTTCTCACAAGAGCCGATATGGTGCCCGTGCCCGTGCCCGTTGTGCCCGTGGTGCCCGTGCCCGCGGCGTCACGAGCGAAGCTAGCCTCTCGAGCTCGCCGTCGAGCTCGCTTGATGTCATCTCAACTAGCGATTTCTCGCTTTTCAATCCTGATTTTTCTTGCAATCTTCCGACTTCGCCGAGCATCTCGAGGAGCGTCCGAGCGGCTGCAGCCCGCGCCGCGGCTGGGTTTTTAGCGTTGCCCGCAACGTCTCGCAAAGTAGCGATCGCGATCGCCTTCAAGTCGGCTGACACCCTAACGCTCTCCGTCCGATCGCCACCAGCCCGTCGCCAGGCTCGCCGGTCTCGCCGTCCGCGATCGCCGCAAACGCAATCACCGCAAGCGCGCGACGCCGTGATGTGCCCGGCACGCCGTCGCGCCCTGCACCGCATCGGCCCTGCACCGTTCGCCGGTCGAACGCGCAATGCAACGGCATTGCGTCCGCCCCGAACCTGGTGAGAAATCCGAAAAGCTTGTTCGCCGGGCGAGTGTCGCCGCGTGCATGCCAGGGCCTTGGCCCTTGCGATGGCGCGTCATCGGCGCCCGCCATGCTGGTCTTGCTCTTGCCATGCCCCTACGACTAGCACCTTCCCGGCGGCCCCTGGAAGCCCCGTAGACGCGAAAAAGCCCGCGGGGGGTAGTTCCCCCGCGGGCCAAGCCTAAAAACGCAATGGCGGGCCGTCTACGCCTCAGCAGCCCATACGATCAGGATCACCAGCACCAGCAAAAGCGCCGCCATCACGCCGCCCGCCCGCGGGCTTCGAGCACCCGGGCGAGCAAGCCAAGGCCGACCGTGGCCATGTCGTCGCCTTGGTTCACCCTGATTTCATGGTCGAAGCAGCCGTGAACGTCGCCGTCGATGGATATGCCGACGACCTCGATGCCACGGGCTTCGCACTGCTTCGCCACGGCATGAACCGCAAGCGGGCCCAAGTCGCAGCCGCCATCGGTAATCGGAAAGAGAACCTTTCGCTTCGTCGGCGCCCGCGCCGCGAGCCGCTCCGCGGCAATGGCGAGACTTTCGGAAAGCGGGGTGTAGCCGTCGCAGTAGGAAGCTGCCGTCGTGAAGCGGGCCATAACCGCCGGGAGCGCGAGCCGGTCGCCTGGGCCCTTAACCGAATAGAGCGCGTCTCGCTCAAACTTGAGCACCTCGGTCTTGACCCCGACTTGCTCGGCCGCTTGTGCAATCGTCACAGCGAGCACCGTGGAACGCCACAGCCGACCGACCTGAGCCATCGAGCTCGAGCCGTCAAGCAAGATCGAAACTTCCACTTCGTGCCCGTCAATCTGACGCCTCCGAAGGAACGGCGAGGCATAGTCGCCCGCCGCGAGCCGCCCCATGGCGCGGGCGTCAACCCGCCCGGCACTACGCCGCCGCTGAACGTCATCGTCGGCCGCCGCTTTGAGGACGCGCGCCAACTGGTTGCGAAGCCTCGCGCAGCCGCGCGCCGCTGCTTTGAGCCGGTCTTGCTCGATCAGTATCGCATAGTGTCCGGCGCTCGCCGGAAGCCTCCGCTTCGCGACAGCCTTCGCCCGCCGCAGGATCTCGATTAGCGCGACTTCGCGGACTTGCGTTGCCGCATCAACAATCGACTTCGGACGGTTGCCCGCCGCGATCGGATTGAGGCTTGGGACGGGTTCCATGATCGCAGGATCGATCGTGACTTGCCCATCGCCGCCGCCGTGCCCGCCGCCGTGACCAGTGCCGGACTTGTCATCACCGGGCTCGCCGGGCTTGCTCTCGCCCTCGCCGGGCTCGCCAGGCTTGCTCTCGCCGTCGCCCTCGCCGTCGCCCTCGCCGTCGCCGTCGCCCTCGCCGGACTTACCCTCGCCCTCGCCGGGCTCGCCGTCGCCCTCGCCGGGCTCGCCGTCGTCCTCGCCGGGCTCGCCCTCGCCGTCGCCAGGCTCGCCCTCGCCAGGCTCGCCCTCGCCGGGCTCGCCGGGCTCGCCGGGCTCGCCGGGCTCGCCGGGCTCGCCGGGCTCACCCTGGTCCTCGGGCAACGTCGCTTGTTTCAATTCGCGTGCGATGTCGAGCACATCTTGTGTAGTTCGCGCCTTGGCAAGCTTGCCCAGCGCGCCATCGATGATCGCCCGCATGCCAGCGTCAAGCGCCGCGTCGTAAGGCGCTACCGCGGGGAGCTCATAACCGCACACTCGGACGCGGCCCATCATCGCAAGTGTCCAAGGCATGCAGCGAACCGAGTTTGGATCATAGGGTTTCGCGCCGACCGGCGTCTTGCTCGTCTCGCCAACCGCCCATGCGAGGAGCTCTGTCAACCTTTCGCGGGCGTTGCCCGCGACCGCGGCGCGGATCAATTTCTTTTCGATCCGAACGTCTTCAAGCGCGTTGACAAGGTTCGCCAACCCCTCGCTAACCGCAACACGCCAAACGGCGTTGTCGGTATAGAGGACGTGGGCAATTTCGTGCAAGAAATACCCTGTCCAGCGATCGAGCACAGCACGAGTGAGCCGGGCGTCGTGCGCCATGACGGGGAACGTCACGACCGCGTCATAGGGTGCCCGGGCATGAACTCTCGTCATTGCCACGCTAGCCGTCGTCGTGCTGGCTGAAACGGTCGCCCGCACGCTCGCATTGACGCCAGCCAGGAGGAGGATAGCGCGAAGATTTCCTTCCATCGCCGTGAGCGCGTCGGGAATGCTTACCGTTGTTCTGTTGAGCATGATTTTTCTCGTTTGTTTTGGGGTGTGAGAAGACTAGGCGAACGCCTGCCGGGCGCCGACTTGTTCGGACGCTTGCGACAAGGGCGCCGCGACTGCCGCAGGCTCACCCGCCTCGACAACGCCGCGCAATTCACGATCAAAGGCTTTGCTGTCAAAATGCGCCGCAATCGCTTGCGTGAGCAACTCGCGGTCAGCCTCAGGCAGCCTCGATAGCGCTGTGATCCGCCACGCCGGAAGAGCATCGATCTTGTCGCGGTAAACCGCATTCATGAACGCGACCAGCCGTCGAACCGAAAATGGTCTTGCCTCGCCGCCCGCCGCTTTCGCTGCGGTACGAACAACCCGCGCAAACGCCGCGAGCCGTTCACAGGCCGCGAGCGGCGCGTTGGTATGCTTGTTGAGCGCGAGCGCCTCCAAGGCCGGCGGAAGGTAATCGACGACAATCAGCCGGGCGCAACGGTCGACAAGCGCCGCATTTGCCACTTGCACGCCGGCATAGACGCCGGTCTCGTCACCATAGCCCGCGCTGTTATCCGCCACGATAACGACAACACCCTGGGCAAAAGGCACCACCTCGCCCGTCGGAAGCGTCAAGCGCTTGTCATCGAGCACCGTCTGAAAAAACGCCGCCGTGCCCGGAGGCGCAATCATGAGCTCATCCAACAAAATCACCGTGCCCGGGCGTCGAATGCTTTGCGTGAAAACACGATCACGCCATACCATTTGGGCGCCATGCGTCTCGCCTGGAACAGGCTCGCTCTGGCCGACCAAGTCGACAATTTCGGTTGAGCGCGTGAAGCCAATTCTCACAAAAGGCCGGTTGGTTCGCGCTGCGTACTCTCGCGCCAACGTCCCCTTGCCAGTGCCCGCGGCGCCCGCGAGCCAACACGCCTCGCCGTGCTCCAACGCCGTCACCACCTCGGCGAACGTGTCGGGGTTCACGACATAAGCCGCTTCCGGCCGCGGCGCATCGATCGCGTTCCAGATGGACACCGGGAGCTTGCCTTGCGCCGATCGTGCGGCAAGACCGAAGACCTGCGACATGGTGGATTGACGAACAATCGTTGCGAAAGGCGCCGCACCAGCCGGCGCGAGCGTCGGAGCTTGAATAACTACCGCGGGCTTGTTCGCCGCGATCGCGATCGGGCGTACGGCGTCCTCGATCGCCTGTAGGACGAGCGAACCAAGAACAGGCCGGACAGGCGCAAGAACACTCTCGATCGCCGCCTCGACAGCGTCAACGATCGCAGCGGGGTCGCCCGCTTCGGCCGCGTCAAGCGCCGCGTCCTCGACCTGAGCCGCCACTAGCTCCGCCCTCGACAGCCCGCTTTCTACGCCGTGCTGCGGGGCCAAGGCTAGGATTTCGTCGTAAACGCCCAAGGCACGCGCCGCATCAAGGATGCTCGCCTTGGTATTGAGCTGCCCGGTCGCGGTGTCGGCCGCGTCGCGCCACGCGTCGAATCCGGGAGCGTTTCTTACGATCGATCGTGCCCGGTTTCGCGTGGCTTGGGGAAGGATGATTTTTGACATTCGTTGAGACTTTCGGTTCGCGAGAACTCAGCACCATTGCCGCCCCGCGACTTGACAGGTAGTTGAGAATTCAAAGAACGTCAAGAGAGGAACCGAGATTTCGCACCCAAACACCCCGCGGCGCCCCGCGGTTTCGTTACGTAACGAAGGCGGGCGCCCGCCGTGCCCGCGGCGCCCGCCGTGCCCGCGGCGCCCGCCGGGCTCGAGTTCCTCGATCCCGAAAACCCCTAATATAAAGAAAAATATCAGAACGATTTCAAGTTGAAACGGTTTTGGCATTACCCTGTGGGATCGGCTGGCGGAATTTTCGCCGGCACGACACACCCGAACCTCTTCCCTGTCGGCCAGCCAAAAACCATATCTGCGCCACTAATAACCCGGAGTTGTTTTTCCGCTAGCTTGAAGTGCGCTGCTAAGGGTGGGGCCCCTATCCCCCCTTAGGGGGGGACCCTTAGTGGCGCACCCCGTTTTTTGCTTAGTGGCGCACTTTTGACCCATTGAAATCATTGAGCTTTTTCCTCTTTTCTCGTCGACATCTGCGCCACTACGCGCCACTAGCTAGTGGCGCAGACCCAATTTCAAAGTCCCGCGTCATTTTCATCAGTATCTTCAGCATCTTCTGTTTTTTCCCTTAGTGGCGCAGGGTTTACAACCTTTACCACCAAAATCGGCTTGCGGGTCACCGGGTCCTTCTCCGGCACCCGTTGGATCACTCCTCGTTTTTCCATCTCGGTCAAGATCTGGTCGAGCTCGCCCGTACCTATACCCGTGACCGTCTGCGCCAGGTCGGCTTGCCCGTCGTTGCGTGACGACCATCTTGTTCTCTGGCCGGCGGCCGCGCGCCCTTCCAGCTCACCCAGGACTTCTCGCATGGTGGTGAGCTGGGTGGCCGTCGCGTCGGGCACCATCCACACGAGAGCCGGTTGCTGCTCGTCGTCCACGGTCCCGGTCTCGGGGTCGCGGCAGGGGATGCCCACCGTCGTCAGCTCGAACCAGCGGTCCTCGTCGAGCGGTCCGTTGTTGTTCTTATGGTGCGACAGCTTGCGGACGCGCTTCGCGTCGAGGCCGAACGTGGTCTGCTCGGTCGTGTTGGGTGGTTCGATCAGCAAGGCGTTCCGGGTCGCTCCGGTCAAGGCTGATCCTCCTCTTATGTCATCGAGGGACGCTCGGGCATCAGCAGCTTTCGGTCCTGGCGAGCCTTTGCGGAAATGGTGGACGAGGATCACTGCGACGCCCAGCCTCTGCGCCAGTGCCCGCAGGTGGTTCGTGGTTTGCTGGAACTCTAGGTTCGTCTCTTCGCTCAACACCGCGGCGGCGAGCGTGTCGACCACGACCACGGCCAGCTTCTCGTCCCTGACCAGCCGCTCGATCTCGGCTACCTCGCCGGCGTTGAGCACGATGGCTTCGCCTTTCCGCCCGAGCAGGCGTTCCGTCCTCAGCAGGAACTCGTGCGGGAACGGCGGCGCCAGGGCGTAGAACTTGCTGATCGAGGCGTAGCGTTTCAGGATCACCTCGCGCGTGTCCTCATGGGCATAGAGCAAGACGGAGCCGGTGAGGCGCAGCTTGGCCACGCCGGCGACCTTCTCCTGGCCCGACACGATGGCAATGGCAGTCTGCACCGCCCACAAGGATTTCATCGCCCCTGGTGCCCCGGCGATCAGCGTCACCTCACCACGCTCGACACCGGGCAGGATCGTCGCTGGCTTGGTGTGCTCGAAGCCGGGTTTGGCCAGCTCGTCGCTTAGTCTGATGGTCGGCGGAGGTGGAGCTTTCGCCTGGCGCTTGCCAGGCAGGACGTCGTCGAGCTCCGTGCCCGTGGTGCCCGGGGTTTCCCCGTTATCCCCGTTATCCACAGCCACCCCGCGGTAGCCTAACGAAGAAGGATCAACGCCGAGTTTCTCGCAGAGCCATATGGCAGCTCCGGCAGGCGTGAGGGCGCCTTCTTCTACTTCCAGCCACTCGACCACGAGATCCACGGGCGTGCGCTTGCCTTGGCGCTCATCGCCGAGGTCGTGAACCCCGAAGTCGACGATGCCCGTGGGTAAGATCGAGATGTCTTCCTCGAGGTCGCGCCCGAGATCCTTCGAGGCGACCCTGAACCCCGTTTGGTACGGCCTTGCGGCAGGGAACAGCTCGGGCACCCACTTGGGGAGGTTCTCCATCGCGAGCTTGTTGACCTTGCCGAAGAACGTCTGGCCGTAGGCGTAGCGACCGAGATCGCCAGGCACCTGGCTGGCGGCGGAGGCAGCCGAGGAAGTCGTGCCCGCGGGCATCGGCGAGCCCGAGAGCAGGAGAATTTTGTTTACCCTATCTTTCAGGGCCTGCACCGTCTGGGGGTCTTTCTCGACGTCGAAAGGCGACCCAGGCAGATGGTCGCCGGTGAAAGTGAGATACCGCCCGGAGACGTACATCTCGACCTTGGCCGGCGAGGATTTGATCATCGATTTTCCGTCGAGGTCGCCGATCGCGAACAGGCGTACGCCCTGGCGTGAAGGCGAGATCTCGGCGTAGGTTCTGGTCCGCCGCAGGATGTCGAAGGCCCACGGCTCGATGGCGCCGGTCGCGAGGTTCCTGACGCCGTCGAGGTCGATCCCGAGGATGTCGCCGCCCATGAGGACGAAGCCGACGCCGGAGAGGTTATGGAGTTCGGCGTAGCGGATGGCTTCGTCGTAGCTCACTTGGTTTTTGGCATCGAGGAAGCCGACGCCGGTGCCCGTGACCACGGATACCGGGAGCTTGTCCCACTTGCCCTTGGCGCCTCGCCAGACCGCCTTCCAGCAGATCCACTGCGGCAGGATCTCGAGGGCGGCGGGCACGAAGGGCGATGGCGTGAAAGGCGGCAACGGCGGCGGGGGCGCCGGGGTTGCCGAGCCGAACAGAGGCATGTAGAAAGATCTCCTCTTGTTTTGGGAAAGAGACATCTTACCGCCGGCGAAGGCTGACACCCTTCGTCGGCGGTTCTTTTTTCGGTTAGACGCCGTAGCTGGTTCTGATCCCACCCTCAGCCGCGATCGGCAAGTCCCTGGCGAAATATGGGCTCTGCTCGATTTCAGCCATGATCAGGGGTGCCCGTTGGCTGGCCACCAGCTCATCGACCTCCTCGACCAGCTCGTCGTGAGCAGAAAGAACGAGTTTCCCGAGGTCGGCGGCGTCGATGCGAAGCGACGCGTCGACAAGACAATCCCGGGCAATGGCCTGCACGGCGTTCTCGACGAGTTTCCCACCCCACGTCCGGATCGCGCCCCAGCGTTTGGTAGTTTGATCGACGCCGTCATAAGTGATCTCGCCTTGCGAGAACTTCCCTGGCTCGATGCGGGCATGGCGGTAGAACAGCTCCCGGCTAGAGGGGAGGCGCATCTCGACGATGACGGTAAGGATGCCGTTGGTGATGGTTCGCCTGGCGTGGAAAGAGAGCTTGTCGTTGACCTGGACGACCGTGCCCGGCGACCACAAGGCGCGCCTGAAGCAGTCTTCGGTGTGCCGCCACAAGGTAACGATCAAGGGGTTGGCGTTGCGCCACGCCGTGACGATGTCGAGGGCTTCGTCAAGAGTGAGATCGAGGCCGTAGGTCCGGGCGGTTTCCTGAAAGCGGATCGCACCCATGCCGAAACCGCAGGCGAGGACCACGACTTTCCCGGCTTGGCGTGAAGACAAGCCGATGCGCTTTTGTTCGTAGACGTAGACGTCTTCACCTGAGGCGAAAACTTCGAGGGTGTCTTTGGCGCCAGCTAACCACGCCAGAACCCGCGCCTCGATCTGCTTGAAATCATAAGTGACGAAGACCTTCCCTTGGCCGGGCACGAGGCAGCTCCGCAAGAGCGAGGCGGTGATGTCGAGCGGCGGACCGTAGAGTAAGTCGATCCACTCGCTGTCGGGGCTTTGCCGGATGGCGCTCCTGACGTCGCGGAGGGTATCCTTGGGGAAAGCCGGTCTTGGGAGGTTCTGGACCTGAATAAGTCTCCCGGCGAAGCGCCCCGTGCGGTTGGCGCCGTAGTAAGCCAGTTGCCCGCGCACCCGGCCGTCACGGCCTTGGCACTTGAGCATGGTGGAGAGCTTCTTCGTCGAGCTCTTGGCGACTTCTTGTCGGATTTCGAGGACTTGCCGCGGGACGTCGATCGTCGGCATGCCCGACAAGAGAGTGTCGACGGCTTCCTTGTCGAGGCCGTCGGGGACCGCGAGACCTTGACCCTCTAACCACCGGGTGAGCTTCGCAGTCTGCGTGCCCGGAGACGTGACTTCGCCGTTGGTCAGCAGCGTGCAAGCTTGATTAAGACTTCGGGTTTCTTCGCTGGCCAAAATCATAAGTCGTCTGATCAGGTCGCTGTCGAGGGCGATGCCGCGGCGGTTGGTGTAGTGGTCGAGGGCAGACACCCGCTTCTCGTTCATGGGCAGGGGAGGGAGACGCTTGGCGATGGCCCGCTCGGCTGCGACGTCCTGCCGGCAATACTCTTCCAGGCGTCTGACCTTGTCGGGGTCGTCCTCGTGCCATTTGCTCCTGTTGGCTCTTGGTCTCGACATTTGCAGCATCAGGCGCTTGCCGGCGGGGTCTTTCTGGAGCGAAGCCGGGAGCCCGAGGGCTTGGCCGGCGGCGTCGAGGGCGCCGGGAAGGCTGGCATAGAGGGCTCGCTGCATGGTGCAGTCGACCTGCATCCATGGGAGAGTGATATGGAACTGGTGGTGCAGGATCAGCCACTCGAAACTGGCGTTCCACGCCCTTAGCATTCCGCCGTTTCGCAGGTAGTTCTGGATGATGTGCGGAAGGTAGTTGAATGGGTAACGAACGCTCTCGATCGGGCCGTCGTCGACCGCCCAAGCTATTGCAGTCACTACCAAAGTCGAGCTCGAAGCGTAGAGATCTGCGCCGACACCTTTCAGGTCCAAAGTGTTGTAGGTCTCGAAATCGAGGGAAAGCATCTTATCTCCTCGCCTTGGGAAAGCGAACTTGACAGATTGGTCTCGCTATGTCACGTCTTGAAATCGAAAGAAGGGTTTTTAGTGATGCCACACGCTTTTTTGACTGAAAGGAAGCAGGCCCAGATCGTCCCGGTCTGGGACTATTACCAGCTTCTCGTCTCGTTGGGGACGAGCGCCGAGATCGCCGCCAAGATCAAGAAGGCGGGCTATGACCCGCCGGCGCCGAAGACCGTCGACGGTTGGCGGTTCAGAGGGAGGGTGCCGTCGCAATGGACGCCGCTGTTTTTGAAATGGGCGCTGCAGGCGGGCACGATCAAGAGCATCGACCAGCTACTGGTCAGAGGGAAAGTGACGCTGTGATCGTCTTTGCCGTCGACCCCGGCTCGGTGTCCGCCGCCTGGGGTATCGCCAACGAACGTGAGGCACTGGCTTGCGGCGACGTTCCTGTGGCGGACAAGATGGTCGATGCGGCCGGCTTCGCCGACCTCGTCGCGCATTTCCCGGCGAGCGTCGCGGTGATTGAGAAGGTCGGGGCTTTTCCCGGGCAGGGGGTGTCGAGCTCGTTCAAGTTCGGCATGGGCACCGGGATCATTCACGGCGTACTCGCAGCTCTGGTCGTCAGGCGCGTCGAGGTTTCGCCGATGGTGTGGAAGAAGCACTTCCGGCTCGGCCCCGACAAAGAGCAAGCCCGGGCGCTGGCCCTGAAGCTGTTCTCGGATCTGTCGGAGCCGTTGGCGAGGAAGCGAGACGCGGGCAGGGCCGAGGCGCTGCTGATGGCGTGGTGGTATCTGGAGACGCACAAGTGACCCCTGAGATTTACCCGTACCAGGTCAAGGCCGTCGGCACGATCTTCGCGGCGTCGAAGCCGGTGCTCAACGCTTTTGATCCCGGGCTCGGCAAGACCCGTGTCGCCATCGCGTCGATGAATGCCCGCGGCTACAAACGTATCCTCGTCTTGTGCCCACACTCGGTGGTCTTGGTCTGGGAAGCCGAGATCAAGAAGTGGTGGCCGCAGGGCCCGAAGGCGATCACCGTTCGCGGTCCGATCGCGGCCGGCGAAGGCATCTTCATCGTCTCCTACGGTTTCATGTCCGAGGTTTCCGGCCGCATGGCCGAATATCTCGCAGATACCGGGCCATTCGAGGCGACCATCCTCGACGAGGCCCACTACCTCAAGAACCCGAAGTCGAACCGGGCCAAACGGATTTACGAGCTCCTCAAGCAGGAACAGCTCGGTTGGGTGCATCCCATGACGGGGACGCCCGCGCCCAATCACGCCGGGGAACTCTGGGGGCTGGTCTACCATCTTCGCCCCGACTTGATCATCTCGCCGGTCACCGGGAAACCCATGCGTGAAGGAGAGTTTCTCTCGCGCTACTGCAACACCCGTCAGTTTAAAGTGAATAACCACTGGGTTGAGCAAGTCACCGGGAGCAAGAACCTTCCGGAGCTGCGGGCACGACTGGCGCCGATGATCCTGGCGGCGAAGAAACGCGACGTGCTTCCCGAGCTCCCGCCGATCGACTTCGTGACGCTGCCGGTGTGGGCAGGAGATACACACAACGATCCCTTGCCGTGGGACAAGCTCGACGACGACACTCTGTTGGCGGAGTTGCGAGCCGAAGCCGGCAAGGGCGAGACTATGAGCGTGATCCAGATGCTTGGTCTGGCCAAGACCGCGGCGGTGGCCGAGTGGATCGAAGACCTTCTTGAGAGTGACAACAAGCGGCGCCTCGTCGTCTGGTGCGTCCACCACGCCGTCATCGATCGCTACGCCAAGCTTCTCGCGCTGTACGCGCCGGTGACCTTCGACGGCAGGAACAATCTCGACCAGCGCCGTGAGGCTATCGACCGCTTCATGTCGGGCAAGGCAAGGATCTTCATAGGTCAAATTCAAGCTGGCGGCACCGGCCTGACCCTCGTCTCGAAGACCTCGCCCTGCTCCGACGTGGTTTTCGCCGAAGCCTCGTTCTCGCCCGCCGACAACTTCCAAGCCGCGTGCCGGGTTCACAGGATAGGTCAGATGGACGGGGTCTTGGTCCGGCACGCCGCTGCGGCGGGCACGCTCGACGACCGAATTCAGGAAATTCTCGCCCGCAAGTCTCGCGAGCTGACGGAGTTATTTGGATGACGCGGACCCCGGAATATCTGGCACGGATCAACAGCCCGAAGTGGCAGGCGTTGAAGGCGCGTTTGTTGCGAGAGCGCGGCCGACGTTGTGAGCGTTGCGGGGCCACGGATAAGCGGCTCGACATGCATCACCGCAACTATGACCGGCTTGGCCGCGAAGAGGACTACGACCTTCAACTCCTTTGCCGGGAGTGCCACGAGATCGCTGACCAGGACCGGGCAGCCGACACGGCCTACGACAACGGCTTGGCGACTTACACCCGCAAGAAGTACGGCGAGTATGCCGACCCGTCCGAGTATGCCGAAGAGTTCGATGCTTGGCGGGATAAGAAACGGGAGGATTACTAAATGCACCTCGTTTTCTCCCAGGAAACCCGGAACCTGGCGCGGGCGATCGTGCGGGCGGCTCCGGGCTATGCAGCTTGGCGGGCAGCGCATGGCGGCGGTCATGACCTCACCAAGGCGCTACTCATCGAAGGCGCCCAGGCGCTTGGTGTGCTGCCGGCGATCGAAAAGCTGGTCCGGATGCAGAACCGGAAGAGAGAGAAGCTCCTCGCCATGCCCCACGGCAGCAACGGCGCCGCCGCGCCGACGCCGCCCCCGTTCGTGCCCGGCGCGGTAGGCCGGGCGCTGGCCGATATGACGACGGCGATGGATTTGCTCTCGGAGACGTTCGCCGTCGTGACACGCCTCGTCGCGGCTCTCAGCAAGACGGAGCCGCCAGCCGACGAGAAGACGTCATGAACGACAAGACCATCATCGTCGAGAACAACAAGCTCAGGCTCCGCATCGCCGAACTTGAGGCCCTGTGCAGTCCCGAGGCCGTCCAGCGTCACTACATGCGCGGCTACAATGCCGCTAATTCCAAGCGCCACTCCTATGCCGCCGAACTCGAGGCCGAGCGGGACAAGTTCAAGTTTGCCCTAGATGTGATTGCCGTCGGCGAGACGACTGATCCCGCCGCAATGGCCCGTGTCGCCCTCGAGGTCGTCCGGCGATGATCGACCTTCAGCGGATCAACAGCGAGTGCGTCTGGTGGCTGGGCTTCATCGTCTACGGGTCCAGCCAAGGGTGTTCCTTTTGGGACGGGGAGTGGCACGGCCCCTACCGGGTATGGGGCGCGATGGAGCTGGCCATGACGGAGAGATGATGACTGCGAAGACCTTCACGTTCCTGATCTGGGCCGTGTGGTTGGTGGCGATCGTGTTCCTGATCGTCGCTATCCTGGCGATCCCGCGTGCCCGCGCCGCCGACCTCGACGACTGTAAGGCTTACGCCAACCGCGGCTCGGCGCTGGCCTTGCGGCAGCTACTCGGCTTCCCGTTCGTCGACGTCGCCGCCGGGAGGTTCTTGTATCGGAAAGCTTATAGCTTCTGCCTGCTCCAGGACGAGACGCCGGCGTTCACCTTCACGCCGGAGGAGCAGCCGATCGTCGACGGGCAGGTGGTGACGTTCCCGCCG